TGGGCCGCTCGTTTATCGGGATCGACAAGGAGCAGCACTGGATAGACCGGACAAGGGCGCGGATAGCGGAGGTGCAGAGGCAGCCCGCGTTGTTCATTGACGAGGGGTGACGTATGAGCTATCGTGATAGGACTACTGGCGAGGCGCTGCTCACCTACGACGAGGATAACCCGTGTCCGCACTGCGGGCGGCGGGGGGCCGAGTCGGTGTATCTGACTCGCCCAGAACCGGGCCGACGACGCTGTACGGACGTCTACCCGCATATTCAGCGCCGATGCGCGCATTGCGGGTGCCTGTGGGCCGAGCGGGGGGGCGAGTCATGACCATCGGCCCGACTCTGGATGAGCTGGCCGCCGCCGTCGAGACCGTCCGCGAAAATCTCTGGCGGCAATCGCGTTGGCCCGACAGCGTCGTGTTTTTACAGGGCGCAGAGGCGCGCGCGCTGCTAGAGTACATCGGCGCGCTAGAGCGCGACGGCAACGGCTGGCGCAGCGTGGCAGCGGTGAGGCAAGAGCGGATAGCGGAGTTGGAACAGGAGAGGGGATGAACGACTTACGTTGTCGGCTATTCGGGCATCGGTGGGGCCTGTGGTATAGCGTCGGGGTTTGGCGATGTAGGGAGTGCATGCGCTGTGGGGCGATAGACGAGTATCGCCCCAGAATGAGCGTGTTGCAACGGCTGGGGTTGCGGATTGGTTGTGCATTTGAGCAATTCCAGACGGCGGTTGCCGCCCAGCTTATGCCCGCTTTTGCGAGGCTCGGCGAGGCGTTGAGAGGTATCAACCCGCCCCTGTTTGGGGATTGAGCGTCATAGCTTACATTCGGGAGTGACGCATGAAGCGAGCCGTGAGGTTACTGTACATCGTGCAACTGCTCAACGACAGGCCCATGACCACGAATGAGCTGGCCCAACGCTGTGAGGTGAGCGAGCGCACGATTCGCAAGGATATGCTGGATTTGCAGGGCAACCCGCTATACTTGCCCCTGATCCTGAGAGTGCGTAGGGAGTGGAAGCTGCTGGGGAAACCTGCCGAAGAGCGGAAGGAAACCTGCCAGTAGACGGCACGGTTTGAGCATAGGTACGTGATAGGCTGCTATCGAGAGATAGCAGCTTTTTTATTTGCCGAGGGGCCATGCCAACCAAACCGCTTTCGCCATGCAGTGTGCCAGGATGCCCAGAGGCCGCCACAGCAGGCGGGCGATGTGCCGCGCACCAGCGAGCGGTGCGGCGGCAGTTCGCGGATGATCGGCCCAGTGCAAGCGCGCGGGGATATGACCGCAGGTGGCGCAAGAACCGGGCGCGGTTCCTGAAGTACAACCCGACGTGCGTGGCGTGTGGGGCCGAGGCTACAGAGGTGGACCATATCATACCCCGCAATCAAGGCGGTGGGGATGAGTGGGGGAATCTCAGGGCATTCTGCAAAAGTTGTCACTCAAAGAGGCATGCAAGAGAGAGGGTGGGGTCGTGACACTGTGCTCAGTGGATGGTTGCGATAGGAACACGGAGAAGCGCGGGTTTTGCGGTATGCATTATCAGCGATGGTGGAAGCACGGAGACCCGACCTATACAGAACGCAGGCCAGGGGGTAAGGGCGTGAAAATCTCTGGCGCAAACGCATTGTGGACCGTCGCGGGTAGTCTAGCTCGTATGACCGCGAAATCGGGGTAGGGGGTAGAGGGTCGTGGGGGTAGCAGGTAGACCGCCAAAGCCGACGAGGCTAAAGCAGCTCCAGGGGAATCCGGGGAAACGGCCGCTGAACAAGCGGGAGCCGCGTCCGGAATCTGGCGCGCCCTCGCGGCCTGAGTGGCTGCTCCCAGAGGCAAAGCGTGAATGGAATCGCGTGGTCCCGGAGCTGGAGCGCATGGGGCTGCTGGCAAAAATTGACCGCGCTATGCTGGCCGGTTACTGCCAGTGCTGGGGCATGTATGTCGAGGCGCTCAAGGACATCGAAAAGAACGGCACGACATTCGTGACCGATAAGGGTTACGAAGGGCCAAGGCCTAGCGTTGGTATTGCGACCAAGATGCTCAGTCAGATCGCGACCTTTTCCGCCAAGTTCGGCTTCACTCCATCGGACCGCTCGCGGATCGCAGTACCCCCTGCGAGCGAGGCCGACCCCTTCGAGGAGTTCCTGTCCCAGAGTCGGGTAGCGGAGCGGCTCGATGAGTAAGCATCCTGTCGCTGCGTACATCCACGGCGTGCTGGATGGCTCGATTCCGGCCTGTGCGTTCATCCGTTTGGCCGTCGAGCGGCACCAGCGCGACCTGGAGACCGGTCGCGAGCGTGGGCTGTGGTTCGACCGTGCCGCGGCAGAGCACGCCGTTCAGTTTTTCGGATTCCTGAAGCATAGCAAGGGCGAATGGTCGGGGCAGCCGTTTCAGTTGCAGGGCTGGCAGCAGTTCATCATCTGGATGCTGTTCGGCTGGAAGCGGGCGGACGGCTTGCGACGTTTTCGTGTCGCGTATATCGAGATCCCCCGCAAGAACGGCAAGACCACGCTCATGGCGGGCATTGGCCTCTACCTGATGACCGCCGACGGCGAGCCGGGCGCAGAGGTGTATAGCGCAGCGACCAAGCGCGATCAGGCCAAGTTGAGCTGGGGCGAGGCCGTCCGAATGCGGAGCGCCTCGCCGTCCCTGAGCCGCATGATCCAACACTGGAAGGCCAGCGACACGCTCGCCATCGAGGCCACGGCGAGCAAGTTCGTGCCATTGGGCGCCGACTCGGACACGATGGACGGCCTGAACATCCACGGCGCGTTGATCGACGAGCTGCATGCGCACAAGACGCGGGCCGTGGTCGATGTGCTGGAGACGGCCACCGGTGCGCGGCGGCAACCGCTCCAGGTCGAGATCACCACGGCAGGCTATGACCGGGAATCGGTCTGCTGGGAGCATCACGAGTATTCGCGGCAGGTGCTAGAGGGGACCATCCAGGATGATACCTGGTTTGCGTTCATTGCGACCCTCGACGATGGCGATGATTGGAAAGACCCCACGGTGTGGGCCAAAGCCAACCCGAATCTGGGCGTCAGCGTGAAGCTGGATGATCTCCAGCGCAAGTGCGACAAGGCGACACGCATGCCAGCCGCGCAAAACGGTTTCAAACGCCTGCACCTGGACGTGTGGACGCAGCAGTCTGATCGTTGGATCGACCTGGACCTGTGGGATGAGAACGCGGGCCAGGTCGATGAGGAGGCGCTCGCCGGGCGGCTGTGCTATGGCGGGCTGGACCTGTCCAACGTGAGCGACATTGCCGCGTGGGTGATGGTATTCCCCCATCCAGGAGACCCCGATGGGGTGGATATCCTGGCCCGCTTCTGGTGCCCAGAGGCGCGGCTGCTCGCGGATGATAACCGCTACAAGGACCAGTACCAGGCGTGGGCGGATGCCGGGCTATTGCAGGTGACCGACGGCAACGCCATCGACTATCAGTTCATCAAGGCGCAGATCCTGGAGGATGCGGAAACGTTCAAGATCGACTCGATCAACGTGGACCGGCTGTTCCAGGGGTACCAGATGAGCATGGAGTTGGCTGATGAGGGCCTGAAAGTGTTCGGCATGGGGCAAGGGTTCCTTTCGATGGCGGCCCCGATGAAGGAATTCGAGCGGCGGCTGCTGGCCCACGGCCTGCACCACGGTGGCAATGCCGTCTTGCGTTGGATGGCGAATAACGTCGTGGTCAAACAGGACCCGGCGGGCAACCTCAAGCCCGACAAGGCCGCGAGTCAGGGCAAGATCGACGGTATCGTCGGGCTGGTGATGGCGCTGGACCGGGCCATGCGACAAGAACCCCCCAAGCGGTCCGTCTACGAGGATCGCGGGCTGGAGGTGGTATGAAACTATTCGGACCCCGCTACCCAACGCTGCGGCAGGTGATCGTGAACACGAAAACCGGCCACGCGTTTCGCGGCGTGCTGTGGCAGCGCAAGGGCGGGTATCTGGTGCTGCGCAACGCGGGCATGATCGCCAAACAAAGCGACACGCGCGTGCCGGTGGATGGCGAGCTGGTGATCGAATCGGCCAATGTGGATTTTATGCAGGTGATAGGCTGAGATGGTCGTTTTGCAATCTCTGGGCGCGCTGGCAGACGTAGGCACTGCCTCGACCTGGTCCCCCAGTTCGAGCTATGGCTCGCTGACCTTCTACAACCGCTATGCCTACGACTATGCCACGATCTACAAGACGCAGCCAAACGTGCGCACCTGCGTGGATTTCCTGGCCCGCAACATCGCCCAGCTTGGCTTGCATGTGTTCCAGCGTGTGGGCGAAACGGACCGGCAGCGCCTGCGCGATCATCCGCTGGCCCAACTCCTGGCGCGACCGCTGCCGCCCGAGTTCAAGCTGACGCGGTACAAGCTGATCGAGTCATTGGTCGCCGATCTGGGTATCTATTTCAATGCCTACTGGCTCAAGCTGCGCGTAGCATCGGGCGCGATGGGGCTACTGCCCATCCCGC